CTTAAGGGTTATTGAACATGATTAATTTACCTGTAAATCCATACAGTTCAATACCTTATCAGGTCAAATAGTGATCACTTGATCATTTGATCAAGGTTGCGCTACGTAAAATCTGCGAAATGTTGGCAGTGTTAGTGCTCCAGATTTCGCGTAGCGCACTTAGCACCACCAATCAATCAGAGGTGAAAAATGGGATATTCAGCTGCTAAAGTGTCCACTCATCTTGAGCTTGAGAAAAACCGTGGTTACTGGCGGGCAAAATGGTTTGAGCGTGATAGTTACCAACAGTCATTATCTCGCGGTGAAGAGAAAATAGAACGCACGCGCGGTCGCTGGCGTTTCTATGACGAGAACCATAACCAGGTAAAGGCAGAGCCAATCCTGTACACTCTGCTGAAAACAATAATTTAACTTGATCATGAGGTGATGAATGTTTAATGGCCTGACAGATGCCAAGGTAAACGCCTTACTGAACGACGCAAAACAAAAAGCTGCTAACCCTGGAACGAATGAAAATGAACGTGCTATGGCTGTTGCAATTTGGGAGTTAGCAGAAGAAGTAAAGCGAAACCGCTTACTATACACTCGGGTTTACCAGCAATTTGATGGTGCGAGCTGGATAGATATCGAAGAGGCTGAATATGCAACATGCAAAAAGAAAAAAAGATTGTTCGGATTTTGCATAAAGCAGCAACCCCAATCACTGTAGAAATCCCCGATCACAGATATTTCGAGAACGATGATCTACCAGGGGATGTGATTCGAATTATTGATGAGATACTTCATGAACAAGGCTTAACTGTTAAAATCACGCATAATAAATGACTAATTCGTTAACCGTTCACCAAAATTTGCCTGCATTGCCGGTCGATGCAACGAGTGATGAGGTTCGCAAGAACCTGATGGACATGTTCAGGGATCGCCAGGCGTTTTCTGATCATACCTGGAAAATGCTTCTGTCCGTTTGCCGGTCGTGGGCGGCATGGTGCATGTTGAATAACCGGAAATGGTTTCCCGCAGAACCTGAAGATGTTCGCGATTACCTTCTATATCTTCAGGCGCGTGGTCTGGCAGTAAAAACTATCCAGCAACATTTGGGCCAGCTAAACATGCTTCATCGTCGGTCCGGGCTGCCACGACCAAGTGACAGCAATGCTGTTTCACTGGTCATGCGACGGATCCGAAAAGAAACGTTGATGCCGGTGAGCGTGCAAAACAGGCGCTGGCGTTCGAACGCACTGATTTCGACCAGGTTCGTTCACTCATGGAAAATAGCGATCGCTGCCAGGATATACGTAATCTGGCATTTCTGGGGATTGCTTATAACACCCTGTTACGTATAGCCGAAATTTCTAGGATCAGGGTTAAAGATATCTCACGTACTGACGGTGGGAGAATGTTAATCCATATTGGCAGAACGAAAACGCTGGTTAGCACCGCTGGTGTAGAGAAGGCACTTAGCCTGGGGGTAACTAAACTGGTTGAGCGATGGATTTCTGTCTCTGGTGTAGCTGATGATCCGAATAACTACCTGTTTTGCCGCGTCAGAAAAAATAGGTGTTGCCGCGCCATCATCCACCAGCCAGCTATCAACTCGCGCCCTGGAAGGGATTTTTGAAGCAACTCACCGATTGATTTACGGGGCAAAAGATGACTCTGGTCAGCGATACCTGGCCTGGTCTGGACATAGTGCCCGTGTCGGTGCCGCGCGAGATATGGCCCGCGCCGGAGTTTCAATACCGGAGATCATGCAAGCTGGTGGCTGGACCAACGTAAATATTGTCATGAACTACATTCGTAACCTGGATAGTGAAACAGGGGCAATGGTGCGCCTGCTGGAAGATGGCGATTAGCCATTAACGCGTAAATGATTGCTCTAATTCTTTGATATTTATGGTGACATATGAGAAAGGATTTCAACATCGACGGAAAATATGTAGTGCTGTCTGTAAGCACTAATATTCAGTCGCCAGCCGTCATTGTCACTGTAAAGCTGAGCGATAGAATGCCTGATATTGACTCAATATCCGTTGCGTTCCCTGTCAAAAGTATGCGTGGTGCTGAACATTTCGTGATGAACGCCACCGAGGAAGAAGCACGGCGCGGTTTTGCTAAAGTGATGTCTGAGTTTGGCGAATTTTTGGGACACGTTGACAAAGCCCTCTCAATCAGTTCAGCAAGGTCCAAAGCGTTAACAGCTTCCATGATGAAATAAAAAGCCTGGCAAGGAGCCAGGCTGCACAAAAGAGCGGGTTTGTATTCCGCATCCAATCAATCAAGAAGGAGTATAGCACACATGTACTGAAGAGAAAAAATGTGATTCGCGATAAATAAAATAGCCACTATTGCTATAATTAATTGTTATAATTGAGTTGTGGCTTTAGTCAACTACGAAGACATTGCCATTATAGACTCCGTGACATCATTGGCGGCCGAAAGGCCGCCTTTTTTAATCATTCAGCCGCCACCGGTTTTAACAAGCCAGCTTCGAGCAGTTTACGCGTCAACCACTGCTGGCCTTTACCCGTTAATTGGGGCGTCAGCCGTATCTGGTAACCATCTTCATCATCCAGCACCACTTCTTTCACCGTGAAATACCCGGCGTTGATGTATTGCTGGAACGGCACATTTTTACGTCCACCGGACGCTATCAGGATGCCGTTCTCCCGTAACCAGGCAAACAACGCGTTTTGCTTAAGCCCAACAACCTTTGCAAAATTTCCAATCAGGATCCCCTTGGCCACTGATACCCGGTCGGCAAAATCGACTTTAGGGGCGGCGGCCACCAGCTGCTGATTTAGCTGGTGGGCTTTCTGTTCCAGAAGTTGCTTTTGTTCAGCCAGCTCGGCAGCCAGGCGCAGAGCTTCGGGAAGCGTCTGAGGGATTGCGACCGGTTGCTGTTCTTTTTGCCGGAAGTAGCTGTCTTCCAGTTTTTCAAAGAATGCCCATGCCTGATCGGTTTCGATCATTTTAGCGTGGCGGGCTGCGCCGCGTTCCGTCCAGAGAGTGAGGTTTCTGGCGTTCTTACCAACAGAGTTACTAAAAGTAACTCTGTTCTTAAATTCCTTTAATTTTGAACCAGTTAAAAGAAAGTAGTGTTTACCTTCTTCAAAGCGATCGGAGTTGCAAGACAAATTTTTACGAATATTGCCTTCATCGGTTCCGTACCCCTTAGCAAGAGTTTCGGTTGTTACGACACGTACTCCCTGCCATTCCAGAACGGGAATTTCATCCGGCTGATTCAGAACAACCACCAGTTCCGATTCCTGAACTGAAGGTGCATAAATTTTTTCTGATTTAACGTTAGTTGCTTTCATTCTGTGTGCCTCCTTGCGTGCTTCGGCTGCGACGGTTGCGTAATTCAGATGACCCTGTTCGAGCAGGTATTCGCGGATATCAGACAACAGGATACGGTGAACCGCGTTCTTGTCCTTTCTCCGGTAAAGTTGTTTGGTGATCATGAAGTAGTTGGCAATAACGCCTGGTATATCCCTGGTGCTGATACAGGCAGTGTGCTGTTCAATTGCCTCGATCATCTCTTCACGGGTGACTAATGACGTTCTCATAGCCCCTCCTGAGCAGAAGCGTTAACAGGGAGGCACCAGTAACTGAGAGAATTGCGCAAATCGGTAGAAAAGCGGGCAGAGAAAATACAGGGAGCATCCGGAAGCTGAGAACGTGCCTCATCTTCTGTTGGTGCGATAACGAAGTGATAGTGACCTTTCTGGCAGGAGTAAAAGCGCCAGATAAATTCAGGGCGTGCGCAAGGATTGGCATTAACCATAGTTACGGCCTCATGTACAGGTTTAACAACCTGCTACCCGCTGCTAAACGGGTGGCAGGACGTGACGGGGTTAGCAGACTGGCGTACATGAAACCAGCAGGCCGAAGCCTCCCCATCACGCCCCACCATAATTCGGGCGTAACGCGGTTTTACGGACATAAAAATACCGCAATATCGGAAATCTGCGGTTGTCCGCATGTACATTCAGGCTGCTAAACCCGGTCGCAGAATTTGCTACGGCGTAGGAACTATAAGCCTGAACAACAGGAAGATCAATAGTCTGGCGTCCAATAGTAGTTTATTTGCCCCAATAAATCAAATTTATTAGAGCAATAACAATCTGGTTGAATGTTTCCTCTCTGAGGTTGCAATGTGCACACTTAGTGTATTATTTGTATGCACTAATAAATATATTATTTTTAATAATAAATAATTGACAACTGACAAGTGACTTCAGTCAAAATCATCACACGCCCGGTACGGATGGATCCCTTTTCAAATATTCCATGGACGGCACAGTCTGAGTACCGGGCGCTACCTTCAGTTGTATTGCTAAGCCGCCGCTGGTGGCTTTTCTTTTTTGTAGGGGGAGCTATGGATAAGAAAATATGCGTTGTTTCGATGAGCGTCGGCAAACCGGCGTCAATGACTGCTGCATGGATCAATAACGAGCTGATAATGGCTGAGCGGACCAGCTACCCTGAACGCCGCCGCGATATGGAACTCCAGCTGCTGCGCGAATTGCGAGAAAAAGAGGAGAAGGGTTTTATCGTGCTGGTGGAAGAGGAAAACAGCTTTATTACTGGTCGAGTTGGCCAGCGTGTAAGGTTGCGCGATCCCTTCATGAACGGCAGGCCGGTACTAATTGAGGCAATGCAGATTTATAAGGAGCTGGAACGCCAGAAAGCAATCAAGTTACCGCGCAAGGAATCCGGCAAATACATCCTCCACCAAAGCATCTTCGATTCCGAACACGATAAAAAAGGCGATGAGTTTTTCAACATCAACTGGAGCGAAATAACGACAGAGCACGTTCTGACGTTGTTATGCTGCTTCGCAACGGAATACAACAACGTGGCAAGCGCAGACTTCATCAGGACAATGACAAACACCATTACTGAACAAGACAACAGATATTCACCATATGAACCATTTGTAAATATGATAAGAGCATTTTATCGGATGGAGCTCGCTAAAGTTCCTCAAGGTAAATTAACAGGTAAGGATAACATCTTTTAAGCATGGTAATGAGGTGCTTAGACGTTCATATCAATATCCTAACTCTCTGCATCTCATAAATCTGATAGCCACTTACTATCTATGGACTCAATCTCCACCAGAGGAATTGATGGAAAAAAATATCCCTGGGCACCCCATAGCCCTATCCCTTTTGATAGCTTATGACACTCAATGTTTTCAACACCTTCAGCGATGATATTCGGGCATAATTTTTTTAAATTACTAATAATGACATCAAAATGAGGATTAGTCCCATATTCTTGGAAAAAGGCCTTATCAAGTTTTATTGCATGGTATTTATTTTTAATTAATGTTTTCATGGTGGTGTTGCCACTTCCAAAATCATCAAGCCAAACATAGTCTGTCAAAGTCAGGAGAAAGGGTATAACGTAATCCTCATCGCTTAAATCAGGGTAGTTTTCTGATATCTCAAGAGCTATAAATTTATTGTTTTTAATTAACTCTTGAGTTTGTTTATTACTGTATATATATATACATGTATCATAATCTACATTAATAGAACATAGTATATTATGGCGTTCAAAAAAACACTTGTATTTCATTATTGTGTTAAGTTGTGATTTAAGTAAATTAATCTTCATCTTATTGGTAAACATACCCAATACTCTTTGAGTAGGAAGAGCGACACCATCTTTGGAGCGAAATCTGCTTAACACTTCTACTGCAATCAACTTGTTCGTGCTCGTAGAAATGATTGGTTCTGCAATGTAGATAACTTCCATATCCCCACCCTCAAGTTTTAAATTGCTTGATTTTGCTCAGATAACGAGCCCCCTATATTTACAAGAGTTACACTCTACTTTTGTAGATTAAATGTCAATTTATTTGTTTGTTTGTTTGTGATAATATTGAAAAACATCAATTAAAACAATCAAAAAATGTGACATAAATCAATAATTTTATTTTTACACAACTTCTTGATTTCTGAGCCTGGCTATCTCTATTCTTATTCAAAGCCTCTTTAGAATGGTGGTGGCCATGTCAGCAGTTTGTTACTTCATACTCATAAAGAAACCTATAAGCTTTCAATTTCTTAAGGATTTCTTGATATTAAATTACGGTGATGTGTTGTTGCTTAAGCATTCTGAGCATGAATGCTTAAAAATGTATTCAGACAAATATATAGAATTCGAACTCAATGATAATACCGTAAGAAACTATTTATTATGCAGCAACAACCTTGGAAACCAATCGCTGGATAAGTGTCCACATTTGCTAAAAAAGTCTTTTGCCTATCCTGATTTATTAATCAGGATGATCGATAATATAAGCGACCAAAATCATATCCATTCTGATTTTAGGGAGGCAGTAACTTTTTCATTACTCTCAATTTTTAATGATGTTGATAACTTTAGAGCATTTCTTACGTCTGGTATGCCCACTTTCTCAGGGAAAGTGCGCAGCATATTTCTTTCAGATGTATCTAAACACTGGAAACTAAGAGACCTAACCGATTATCTCTACATGAGTGAAAGCTTAATAAAGAAAAAACTATTATTGGAAAACACCTCCTTCAGTAAGTTATTACTTGATACACGGATGGCTTTCGCTATTAAATTACTAAAGCAAAATCATTCAGTCAAACAAGTATCAGAAAGCTGTGGCTTTAGTAGTACATCGTACTTTGTGTGCCTGTTCAGGCAATATTATAATTGCACGCCACGTGAATATGCAAAACATCAGTTATTATCTGGAAAATAAGATGCATTTATCTCCCAGATAATATTGTAATATTAAACTCAGTCAGCATTTAGTAGCAGAGCATTATCTATGATGATCTGCTCCCATTCTTCGAATGCCCGATCGCGGACGCCCTGGGGAACACTGTTAGTTTTGAAATCGACGACCGTACGCCATTTCCCGTCCGGACGGTACATGCGCAGAGCTTTACTTCCCCCTTCCCTGCGCACCTCAACGTTATGCTTGTCAGCAAACTCTTGTAATGCTCGTAGCGTCCCATGCTTTACTGTGTAGTATCGCTTTTTCAAGTTTTCTCTCCAGCCTGTGCCAAGGCTTCAACTTCCAAATCGTAAGACTCAAACTCATAGTCCTGGTCGTCAACTTCTTCAGGCACTGGCAGTAAATGCCAGGCTGAGTATATCTGACCATTATCAAAACGCTCCTGGCTGTAGAGCGTCGCGGCTATGAGTGTTAGCGCCGGGCGGTCATAACGGTAAATTTTGCGAACGTCACGGTCAACGAGACGACCGAAATTACCATAACCGCGCTCCAGTAATAATTTTTTAATTTCCGGCCAGTATGGGCCATAGCTGCGGTACAGACGGGGATTTTTCAGTAATCGCCCGCGTAGCCCTGACAGGAAGAAATCAACGTATTCGTCTTCTGTCTTTCCTAACAACGCTGTACGGAGTACCGCTTCAAGATATGTTTTATTCGGTTTTATTGTATCAGATAGTGTGGCCATATTATGCGACGCCCGGCGAACCGGGCGCTCCTGTTATGCGTATTGTTGGATGACGGCCAGAACGTCCGCCACGTTGTGTTTTGTCTCGATAATCCACCAGTTACCCGGGAAATCGCTGTTCTTTGCCTTCGCTGGCAGCCAGCGAGCGCCGAATTTCGCCTTGATTGCGTCTTTCGCACGGAAAAGAATGCCTTTCATGCCTGAGGCTTCCTGAAGCCCAAATACCTCGCCAGCGGCGAATTTTGGTGCGTACATCATCTTCAGGTCGGCGGTGGATACGCGATAATTCAGACCAAGAGACTGAGCTATGCTGGTGGCATCACCCTGTATTGATGATAACTCTTCTTGTTTCTCGTTTCTGGCGGCAATTTCTTCCTCCGTGATGTTGCCAAGGGCTAGGTTTATCCGATCAGCGTCGGCCTGTTTCTCTTCATCGGTGCGCCCGGCAAGAACCGTGTTAATTCTCTGCAATATCTCAACATGATTCTTGCGCATGCTGAGCATTTCCGGCGTAACCTCGTTAAGATCCACCAGCCCAAGGATGGCAAGGTCAGTAAACATTGATACCAGGTTGTAGGTCATGCGATAGCTGAGTTGGCCATAGGCTGATGGCAACTGCACCGCATCCATTTTATAGGCATCCATAAATTTAGAGCCGTCGTTTACGACATCCGCAATTGCCGGTGTGATTTTTCCTGTGGTGGCGGCCTCCCTGATTGCTGTTACCCACGATTGAGTCAGCGCGGCGACTGCATGATTCAGATTGGCTTTTCGTTCTGCTGCAATGCGCGCACTTGCTGCGTCCATTGCCTGCTTGATCTCGTCTTTATTGCTGTAAATGCCAATGGTGCCAAACTGTGCTGTGGTGATCTCATAATCTGACGCCCGGAACTCATTGGTACCGAAAATGGCATTGGTGACTTCAAGTTCAGAATCCCCGTTACGAGTAGCCCCCTGGCTTGTTTTTTCCGGCATTCTGGCGATCGCCTCCGCTATTTTCTCCTGAATTGCTTCAGGGGATAGCGTATCTCCGTATGACGCGATTACATCGCCATAATTGGAGCCAAACAATTCAACCAGGAATGTTTCTGCCGAACGGATCTGGCGGTTATTCCCTTCCGACATCATACCAAGCACCCATTTTGCAATTGACGACTTCAGCGCGCCGTCACGGCGATCCGGGTAAACCGCATGCTTCAGTGGGTCCGTATAGGTACCAACAAAATCAATGCTATAGCCTGACTCTGTAGTCTGAACGCCGTATGAGTCAGTGATTTTGATCATGCCGCGCTGCTGGAAACGGTAGAAATCGTCACAGGAAATGATGTCGTTAATCCCGGCGATGGAGACGCCACCACTGATTTTCTGCATAACAGCATCTTCATCAGGAGTTACATCAACCTGTTTATCCAGCGTCTTCACATCCCAGTTACCCGATTTGGTGCCTTTGAAGGTAAAGATGATCTCCACGTCTGCGCGCTGGCTGTCGAAGTCCAGCGACTTAATGCGAACGATATCACCGGCACAATCGTAGTATTGGCCTACACGCCATGAGCGATCGCCGATAACAAGGAACTCACTCGCATGGTTAACCAGATCAGGATCAACATCCAGAATGCCTTTATTTATTGCATCCTCCACCAGCGGGCGCAGGCGTTTGATATCCGTCGCGGCCTTCTGAGTACGGTTCAATAATTTCTCATAGCGGGAGATGGCCTGAGAGATATTAGCCTTGCGCTGAATGGCGCTTTTCAACGACGCGCGATACTGTGCTAACAACGTACGGTCTGTGTGATGGACGCTACCCCAGCGGGCTTTCCAGTCTGCGTTATCAGCTGCTTTGGCCATTACCGCCTGTTTGAATTTAGCTACCTCGGCGGTGGTCTTTTCAAGTTCCGCTTTGCTTCGCTCTAATTCAGCGGTAAGTACCTCCACATCCTCGCCTGCTGCGTGCTGCGCCTTGATGTAGTTCTGAAGGTCGATAGTAGCCTGTTCTTTCTGGCGAGCGCGTTGCGCGGCTTTCGCCTTATCCATTTGAACCTGCATCATTGCCAGACGTTCGCCATCATCCTTAGCGGTATACATCTGCATTTCGATCATATCGTTGGCGTCGGCGTTCTCCATTTCAGACTTATCTGAGCGGAGGATATCGGAGATCCAGCCTGCTTTACGCTTCAGCGTCTTCAGTCGGTATTCATCGAAAGAACCCTTGCCGCAGTAGTAGTGAACGCGAACGCTTGCACGGTTGGAACCAACTCGGGCACCGCGACCGTTACGCTGTGCGATACTGGCTGGTGTCCATGGCAACGTCAGATGATGGATGTCAGTCGTTCCTCGATGCAGGTTGATACCCACCTCTGCCTTTTTGGTGCAGATGATGATCGGAGTCCGGCCCTCCTGGAAGTCGGCAGCAATCTTTTCCAGCCCGCCCAGCGACATTTCATTTTGCTGCGCGATATAGGCGTCATACAGAGCCATTTGCTCGTTGTATTTCGCTATCTGTGCATCTGTTGGTTCATCCGGTAGCTCTTTCGGCGGTTTAACCGCTTTCAGTTTCTTACCGGTTTTACCTGCCTCGGCAACCGTCTGAGCATTCAGGATCCCCACCTTTGAAGGTTCAAGGTTAAGAGCATTGCAGATAATGCGCTTGAGCTTCTGGTGTTGCGTTTTTTCATCGGTGAAGATGATTTGCTTCCCTTCCGGGAAAAACTCCTTCAGCGTGGCAATCAGCTTCGCGTATTTGGGCGTAACGGGGTGAGTTACGGTCTGTTCGTCAATGCCAAACCTGGCCAGGCGCTTATTCACTTCCTGCTCAAATGCTTCCGGTACCTGCAACTGAATAAACTCGCCCTTATCTATCAGGGAGTATTGCGATTGCTGCGTGATAGAATCATCACTGTCGTCGTCTTCGCTGGTGGCTTGTTTAGGCAAACTGTCCGCCAGCTGCTGCACCGCATCGGCGTACTCCGGCAGGAAACGATAGGTGATCCGGCGATAGTACAGGTCCATGTCAGTACATACGCGGTCCATATCCCTGATTATTGAGAAGATCGGACGGGCTTTCTCGTGCTCAATCACGCCGTCTTCATTGACCGAGGACGTTACGCCATTGTTGGCTTTGGCTGCCGCTTCCGCCTGCTGACGCAATTCTTCATACGCCGCCAGTTGTTCTTCAGTAAGTGGTGCATCCTGCTGGTGCTCGTCCAGTTCCGGGATCTCCACGGTATCCTTAACGTCTTCCGCCGTTTTAAGCGTTGTCCAGCGATGGAATATGCCGCGCAGCGCATCAAGGTTTTCAAAGCCCACCAGCGCCATTTTTTCTTCAACTTCACCGCTGATTTTCTGTACCGTTTCCAGCCTGGTCTTGCCGAAGAATTTAACGAAGTCATCAGGACCGTAGATCCCCATCTTCTGCCAGTATTCCTTCGGCAGAACATGAGAGAGCATGTTGTATGCATCGATCGGGGTGTTAACGACTGGCGTTGCAGTCAGGAGAACCGGTCCGCGCCCGCCATTCTTTTTCATCAGGTACGCGTTTTTGATTGCCATATCTCGCGCCGATTGCGCTACCGCGCTGGTGGGCAGATAGGCCAGCTGTGACGCTTCGCGACCATTTTTATAGCTATTGCGGTAGTTGTGGCCTTCGTCGGCGATCACGCTGTCGAAGCCCATATCTTCAAAGTACGGATACTTCTCTGCTTTTTCGGTACCGGTATCTGAATACTCCGACAATACCCGGCGACGCGCCGCCTCTTTGCGATGGGAATCGGAATCCATTGCGCTGGCTACGCGCCCGGCGGCAACGAAGTCATAAAGCATATCCTGTGCATGCTCATCCACGGTGTCATCACGTAGCGGAATGCGGGCGTATTGTTCTTTGGTAAACACGACTGCACGGTAATTTGAGTGCGGGATCGCGTTCATTCGCGCCGTGATAGTGGCTTCATCTGCCAGTTTAAGAGCATCACGCATCACTGGAGTGCCATCAGTACCAAGGACAGGTTTACCGTTCTCATCGAGTACCGGCACCTGGCGAATCTGATCGCCATCCATCAGCACATCAAGACCGACGAACAGGTAGTTACTGAATGCCTCTTCACTCAGGAACTCTTTTGCTTCGTAATACCAGTTTTCCAGCACTGATTTAGGCACTACATACGCAGTACGGCTGGAGCGACCGTTCTCATAGTTGAACGCCTCAAGCGCCAGCGCGGTCGTCGTTTTACCCAGCCCGGTGCCGAAGCCCAGGATGCCGCGCCCATCTTCAGACAGTCGTCGCACCTCGCTATTCTGGTAATCAAATGGCTGGCGCTTACCGCTTAATCCCTTCAACCCAAGCGGATCGCCAGAGTGTTCATACGGAATATTGCTATTGAAAACATCGTTGTATTTGGCAACCAGCTCATCGTAGCGATCGTGTGTCTTTATCCACTTATTGAACTGGTCCTCAAGCAGTGCCATCTGCTCGCGGTAGCCGTTCGCCGTCGCGCTATCTTTGCCACCGATACGCGCACCATTGAGATACTTTTCCAGCTGTGCCGGGAACCCGGTCGCGTTTTCACCTGATTTACGGTCCCACTCGTAGCGGATCTCACCTGTTTCTTTATCCTTGCGCTGGACGACACCGTATCGGTGCCCGACGAACAGGCCATCACTACCGTGATAGGTGTCAGAAACCATTTCGTCGCCTTCCAGCTGCACTGACTGCACATAGCGCAGATCCGGATAGCCGTTTTCCTGCAAAAATTCCAGAATGACGGAACGGTCGAACCAACGGCTATTGAGCTTAAAGCGGATATTCTCTGCTGGCGTCTTGATGCGCTTCTCTTCAATCGCTGCCAGCTGATTAAGGACGTTGTTCTTTACTGGACCGTCGGGGAGTGTGGCAAGGAATTCCTGTTTTGGAGCCACTATCTCGTTAATGTCGCCGCTGGTGGCGCGGGCGAACGGAACAATCCCGCCATACTGTGAAACCGCAATGCCAGGGGTGCTGGCCAATAAATTAAGCAACTCGTCATCACTGGCTGGCAGTTCACCGGTAAACGCAAGGCGGAAATCATCGAGCTGGATTGGATCGCGAGTGAGATCACTGTAGAGATAACGCAGGGTGTCCTGATAGCTGGTGGAGTCATAACTGGCGCTGGAATCATGCGTAACCAGCTTTCCTGTCAGCTCGTCAGAAATAGTGCCATCCAGCTTAATTGCACCACGGAAAGCAAACCAGGCGCGCGCACCGCTCCCCGATAATTTCGCTATCGGACCGCGACCGGGGTTACCAAAACGATCAATCTCTGCCTGCAAACGGGATACCAGAGAAAGGCGCTGCTGTTCGATTTGTTCAGCACTATGCCCGGCGGCCTTCATATCCTGATATTCAATTAACATCCGGCCAATCATCGCCCCGCGATACAAGCGTTCACGGTATTTTTCAGGCTGGCTGTTAATCCAGTCCACCAGCTGCACCATATCGTCGCTGATTGATGTGGTGTACTTATCGCGGACATTTGCCATCTGGGTAAATGTCATGCCGAGACGGCCTTCTGTTGTAGTCAGGTTACGCTGAAGAGCCTCCCAGCTATCCGCGCCATAACTGGCAGCATCGATCTTAAGTTCCTTCCCGGCATCAGCTTCAATCCAGCGACCACCAGCATATTTTTGCCATACGCCATTAATCAGGCGCATTTCCCCTTCACCAACAACGTCTGCTGTCGGTGACGGTTCAGCCATATCGAGCAAAGACCAGTCGATACGACTTTCGAAACGATGAATCAGCTTCGCTTTAAGAGCCTGGTTATCAATCTGCCCGTCGGCACGAACCTCAATACGCCCCTGGAATCCCTTCTCCTGGGTGCCATGAACAAACCGGCGGCCGTCCTTTTCAAACCACTTGCCAGAAATAAACGTTGGCCAAAGCACATTTGCCGATTCAAGAGTGCCTTCATCCACCAGGGGGATTTTCTCAGCCATCTCCGCCGGATGTTTGCGCATCAGCACCACGTCAACGACCGTACTGGTCCCGTTTGCGTCAAAAGTACCGGTAGGCAAGCGGTGGGCACCAAGAAATTCAGCTTTACGGGATAGGCGCAGGCGCAACCGCTTCATGTTTGAACCTGAAACAATGGACGGCGGCACAATCACACACATGAATCCGCCTGGCTTTATCTTGTCCAGCATGCGGAGCATGAAGTAAGACCCCATATCCGTTTCTTCTGCGTAAGGCTTATCGATGTTGCGTGTGTTATCACGACCGCCGAACGGAACGTTACCCACAACATGGTCGAATGAATCGTTAGGTGTGCTTATAGCCAGCTGTTCGAACGGGGAAATCTGTACGCTGTCTTCCGGATGTAACAGCTGGTTTATACGACCGGAAACACTGCTGATCTCAGTCGCAGTCATCACCGTACCAACCGGTTTTGTCTCATTAAAAACGCCGGTGCCCGCCGATGGTTCCAGAGTGTTACCTACGTCCGCGCCGTAGAGCTTCATGATCTCCCAGACACCTTCAGCGATCGGCTTTGGTGTGTAATATTCGGAGACGGACCCGCCAATGCCGCCTTCACCGGTGTACCCAGCCAGGATCTGGCGCTGTTCATCTGTCAGTGTCGCGCCGTCCACCAGCGAATTAAGCAAATCTATCGCCTTCTGATTCGCCTCCCGGCGCAGTCGGTCATAGCTTTTGCCTTCCACCTTTTCCACGCCGTATTTAATCGGCGCTCGGTGAGATGTTATTGCCCTAATGTATTTCAATATTTCGCTGACACTTGAACAGCGAAACACCCCCATAGATAGCTTTTTCATTGGTAATCCTTAACAAGTGACTAGTGTTAAATTCCGTTCAAACACGATGTGAATTATTCTAATTAAGGTGCAATCTTGGCAGACAATAAAATCACGCTATCCTCGGTCAGGAAGGCGCTGGCGGGGGTTTTTAAAGACAACGGAGAACGGGACAACATCCTCCTGTCCGCGCTGGCTGTGCACGGCGGAAGTGGGTATTTGTTTTCTCGCGCAGGGGCACCGGTACAACTGTCCGGCTTCTTAGGCGGCAAACCGGGCGATAGTGGCATGGCTGGCGATGGGCTGGTGGACGGAAGTCGCTTTATCTTTGATGAAGTTCAACTGCCGGAAGATCGCTTGCAACGCTATCCGCTACTCGAAGAGATGGCGGTTTACAGCACGATCGCCACCGCGCTGAACATCCATATTACGCACGCGCTCTCTTTCGATAAGAAGACCGGACAAACCTTCTCTATCGTGCCGGTACACAACGGAAACGATAGTGACTATGACGCCGCGCAAGCATTGTGTGACGAGCTGATGAACGACATCGGGCGAACCATCAACAAAGAGGTCGCCGGGTGGGCATTTATCATGTCTGTATTTGGGGTGGCTTATGTCAGGCCATACGCCAAAGAAGGAATAGGGATCACGTCTTTTGAGTGCTCCTATTACACCCTTCCGAGCTTCATCAAAGAGTTCGAGGTCAGCGGTAACCTGGCGGGATTTAGCGGCGATTATCTGAAGGACGCGTCAGGGAAAATGGTTTTCGCCGATCCGTGGACCATTATCCCTATGAAAATCCCCTACTGGCGGCCTAAGTCAAACCTTATGCCTGTGCACACTGGCCATAAGGCTTACAGCCTGCTGGATAATCCGGAAGAGCGCACGCCGATTGAAACCCAGAATTACGGGACCAGCTTGCTCGAATACGCCTACGAGCCGTACATGAACCTGCGTTCGGCGATCCGCTCGCTGAAGGCAACGCGTTTTAACGCGTCGAAAATTGACCGAATCATCGGTCTGGCGATGAATAGTCTGGATCCGGTAAAAGCAGCCGATTATTCACGCACCATTACTCAGACGCTTAAACGAGCAGCTGACCTGATGGAAAAGCGCGCACGCGGCGCGAATAACATGCCGACAGTGACCAATACCTTGCTGCCTATTATGGGCGACGGCAAGGGGCAAATGACGATTGATACTCAGACCATCCAGGCTGACATTAACGGCATTGAAGACATTCTCACCTATATGCGCCAGCTGGCGGCAGCACTTGGCCTCGATTACACCCTCCTGGGGTGGGCAGATCAAATGTCCGGCGGGCTTGGTGAAGGTGGATTCCTGCGCACGGCAATTCAGGCCGCCATGCGCGCCTCATGGATCCAGCAGGGCGTAGATGAGTTCATTCTGCGGGCTATCGATATTCATCTTGCTTTCAAGTACGGCAAGGTATACCCGGAAGGTGATCGCCCGTACAAAATCGAATTCCACTCCGTTAATACCGCTCTGCAACAAGAGCACAACGATAACCGCGACTCGCAGGCGAACTACGCCACTATCGTTACGCAAATCCTCGATGCCGTCAGCAATAACAGCGTCCTCGCCAATTCCGATGCATTCAAACGTTACCTGTTCAGCGATGTGCTGGAGATTGACGAAAAAATCTCTGAAGCACTGGTGAACGAACTGAAAGCGAAAAGCGAGGACGACGATCACCTGATGGATTCCATCATCAAAACACCGCCACAGGAACTGGCGCAAATCCTTGAATCGGTCTTTAAAGAGGGAAACGATAATGACTGATGTTTTGAAAACGGTCACTGACCGCTTTTGTCTCTATAGTAATGCTCGAAAAGGTCGCCAGAACGGGCGACAGTATGTATTAAGCGCGGTCAAGACCATGCTTGAAAGCAAGGAAACTCAGGAAGGTTTACGCCTTGGTGAGCTTTTCGGCTATTACGGTCACGGTCGCCGACAGCTGACCGGCAAACTGGAAGTACCAGAAACCAGCGTGATCATGGTGGAAGGTCGCCCGGTCGTAATCGACAATGTTCCAGCTTGCCGCACAGTGGCTATATCCGTTGACGACAACGGCATCGTTACCCATACACAGGAAATTCTTAACACAGAGCCGGGTAAAATTGTCGCCGCGATGATCGAAAGCCGTGCTGGTGGCTGGAGCTGGGCCACTGGCGGGCGCGAGTCCGGGAAAATCGCTGTAACCACCAGCTTCCATGGTGTGGATTATGTGACGACGCCGAACTATATCAGTCTGGATCATCCTGCCAGCGCCGGAATGTTTGAAAGCGCGGATTCTAAATCTTTACTGGCAGAGTCCCTGGCGGCGCATGGGTACTCCGACGAGTCAGTGCAGGCCGTTATATCCCATTACGGCAAAATGGCTGAACTGGAAATGATGGTGGAGGCGACAGAGCGTACGGCAGAACTGGAAACCGCACTACTCGAAAGCCAGGGCCGCCACCTCGAAGCAATGGCCAAGATCGCAGATGCTGAAGCGCGAATCGCTTTGCTGGAGGAAACAGCGGGTATCCGCGACGATGTGCTGGCAGCAATGCAAGACGAACTGGATAACCTCCCGATCTTCGTCTCCGCCGCCCAAAAAGACGCATTCCGCCTCAAAGAACCTGGTGATGCAAAAATCGTTGCCACACTTTTCGAATCTCTGATCAAAGTTGGAGCACGCAACTTGCCTGTCACCAAGAAAATTAAGGAGGTTCCGCAAGCGGCTAACATCCAGGCACCGCGTGAGACAAGCATCATCACGTTTAATAATTCAATCAATCCGTTCAAATAACCACCAAAAATAACCCCGGCGGCTGCCGGGGTTATCGTTAACTATTATCGCTTTCGCCTGCGTGCCATATATTTGCGCACCGCGCGGCGTGGACAATCTGAAGCGGTTTCTTTCTGCTGCATCAATCTCGCAGCCATGCTCAAAAATGTCAGGCACAGCCGAAGCCCGGCATACAATAGCGGTTCCAGTGGCCACGTCTCATTGAGCACATATACCGCCATGAAAATCGAGTCAAAAACTATCGCCGCCAGCGATAACTTCATTGTCGAAAGTCGGCGGAGCTGCCTGAGTTTATTCATTGACCAGCCCCGTCAGGCAAATCTGGCGTTCTTTTTCACGGCGAATCTTTAAACCTCGCAAGGGCACGCCGTTACTGTTCACGAAATCAGGGAGATGGTTACACATATTCACCCATTCCCCTTTCTGCGCCCACTTGTGGATGGACGTTTCGACTCGCATGCCTCGCGCTTTGCTGTAGTAGGTCCGTAAACTATTGCATCCCATATTGAATGCCGCGCTTGTCATTGCGCTGAAGGCATTATCGGGCATGTCTTTGCCCCGGAAGTGCTGATTAATACAGCGTTCAGCGATCAGGATATTCTTTTCCCAATCAGCGGCGATTTGCTGGTCGTTTTTTCGAACACCCGGTGTAACTCCGTGGGTATTGCCAATCCCGTCAGTCCACACCCCCGCCGGGCACATGTATGGATCACGTCGGCAACCTTCAGCGTTTCCGATAAGCTCAAGCCCCGCCTGGTTGGTTCGCACATTGCCATTACCCATCACGATGGTAATCATCACCGCGATAGCGCAAATTGCACCGCCTCCTGCGGCTGTTTTTCCCTTCATAAAGACCTCATAAGCGAATTTTTTACGCTCCAGGACAAACACCCATTCACAGCCAATACCGACTGACTCGATCCCTTTAGAAGGCACAGGATAATGCAAATCACTTGTTAGCTACGTTTCAAAGATATACATTATTGCTCTAATTAATTTATTTTATTAGGTAAGATAAGTGGCACAACGCGGTGTAAACAAAGTCATCCTGATTGGTACCCTGGGGCAAGACCCGGAGATCAGGTATATACCAAATGGCGGAGCGGTCGGAAGACTCAGCATCGCAACGAATGAATCATGGCGCGACAAGCAAACGGGCCAACAGAAAGAGCAAACAGAATGGCATAAAGTCGTTTTGTTCGGAAAACTTGCTGAAATTGCGAGTGAGTATTTACGAAAAGGTTCTCAGGTCTACATCGAAGGGAAACTTAAAACCCGTAAGTGGACAGATGACGCCGGTGTAGAACGTTACACGACGGAAATTATCGTCAGCCAGGGCGGCACCATGCAAATGATCGGCGCTCGCCGCGACGATTCACAATTCTCAAATGGCTGGGGGCAGTCAAACCAACCTCAAAACCACCAGCAATACAGCGGTGGCAGTAAACCTCAGAGCAACGCCAATAGCGAACCTCCAATGGACTTTGAAGACGATATTCCATTTTGAGAGGGCTGAAAGTTGCTCGATTACTTAAAAATAACTTTACCTAATTGGTGTAAAAAAATGGGCGCAACAAAGCGCCCCAACAATAGAGTTTCAAATTAATAAAAAGGTAATAAATAACATGAAGTTAAATTGAGAAGAGGCAATTTTATTGCCTCTTCAAAGGTGGCATGAGGGTGCCACCTATATGCGGGCAGTGACATCACTCCCTTCCCGCATATTCTTACCTACCAAAATTAGAATTGGTAGGTCATACCAACAGCAACGATGTTGTCGGTTGCAACCTCAGATCTTTTGGTAAATTCACTTTCATCAATCAGGTTGATCTTGTAGTCAACGAAAGCGGACATATTTTTGTTGAAGTAATAAGTCGCACCCAAGTCGATGTATTCAACCAGATCCTGGCTGCCGAACGCACCAATATTTTCACCGCGAGAGTGCAGATAAGCGATGGACGGACGCAGGCCGAAATCAAACTGGTATTGAGCAACAGCTTCAAAGTTTTTCGCCTTGTTCGCGATAAAGTCATCACCGAAGACAGTCATATTCTGAGTTTCAGAATAAGTTGCAGCCAGGTAAATGTTATTTGCGTCATATTTCAGGCCAGTAGCCCATACTTCAGCAGTTTTACCAGAAGCATTCAGAGGATCCTTTTTAGCATAGGATACCTGCCCATCAGTACGATCAGATTTTGCATAGGTTGCACCAACGCCAAATCCTTCATAATCGTAAGTAGCAGACAGACCAAAGCCATCACCATTAGATTCAACTACGTCACGGCCTTTCCAGTTGTTCACTTTTGCAGCACTATCATTTTTACCTTGATACTGCAAAGCAAAGTTCAGACCATCAACCAGGCCGAAGAAATCATTGTTACGGTAGGTGGCTACGCCAGTAGCACGCTGGGTCATAAATACATCGGTCTGAGTCCAGGTATCTCCACCAAACTCAGGCAGCACGTCAGTCCAAGCGCCAATATCATAAGCTACACCATAGTTGCGACCATAGTCGATTGAACCATAATCAGCAAAACGGAGGCCAGCAAATGCAAGACGAGTTTTATCTTTATCAGAGCCCTCAGATTCAGTACGGTTACCTTTAAATTCGTACTCCCACTGACCAAAACCGGTTAACTGGTCATTAATCTGAGTTTCACCTTTGAATCCCAGACGAGCATAAGTCTTATCTCCGTCATCACTAGCTGAAGAAGAGAAGTAATGTTCTGCGTTAACTTTGCCGTACAGATCCAGTTTATTACCGTCTTTGTTGTAGATTTCAGCTGCTTGCGCAGACATTGCCATCAGGACAGATGCTGCAACCGCAGAGAGTGCCACTGTGATTTTTTTCATTTTTTTTGCCCTTTAGATTGAACTTTTCAGTAGAAAAGAAGTCACTGCGGACAAATGTTTATCTTTTTTGGATTCGTGTTTCAAGTTTTGCAAATAAAAATCAAGGTATTTTTGTGATCAAAATCACAAATAATAGCCTTGAAAACCCAATGGACTATTAGAAAAAACTCAATTCACAGAATAAAAATTGACAAAATAGATCAAAAAACAATCAAAAATAAGCACAAAAGACAAACAATTAAATTATCACAAAAATAATAACTGTCAAAAATAGATAGCCTGTTAATTAACAGGGCTTTAATGGATGTAGACTTGAAATCTACTTAAAAATTAGAATCAAATTAATTACTGCCGATTGGGTATTAAATTGAATCTATATTGTGAGAGTTAAAGACGATGTGTTTTAGTTATAAATGTTATTCCCTAAAATGGAGCGGTCTCATCGAATCCTGATTAATAACGAGCTAAGCTAATTCATTTTAGTATGTGTATATCTTTACCCTCTGAATATGCAATAAAGAAGAGATATTAAACAATATGTAGCTTCAGGATTGACTCTGGAAGAATTAAAAGATCGACTAAAGTGTTCAATATGTGGTGAGCGAAACGCAAAAATTAATTTTTTTTGATCTAACATATTAGGTAACGGCTTGCTTCCATAACCTAAAGCAAGCCACTACGCGTTTACTTTAAGTACACAATTAACATATCAGAACAGATTATTTTTGCACAATCAGGGAGTTAATATACGATCTGGTCTACATGATCACCAAAATCATCATCGTCGTCGTCATCATCGCCACCATCTACTGCTGGCCAATCAACAAACCAGCCAGCGTAAAGATGCAGCGTTCGGAGAACATCACTTGCGGGAGCATCAAGGGTGTTAACGAATCCCATATAGCTATTGGGATTTGCCCCAGCTATGGCTTCAGCGATCATGTCCTCGGTAATGTCACCGGAGATAATGCTTAAACGCCCGGAAACTTCTTCATTATCATCAAATTCGATAATGGCATCTCCGCCTAATGGCGCTGCGATTTTAATCTGCATTATTTAGCTCCTTTGCCACACCTAATAACAGTTCCAGCAATCCGTCACCATTCATCAGTGATGCGGCAGCGGCCTCTTTGTCATGATACAACTGAAGAGCCATAGAGAATACTTCCGTTGCTGACGTTTTGGAAATAGTCGGTGATTTCTGCCGAATTTTCCCGGTGTTACTTACTGAGGCTGGCGGGTATACCTTCGCCATATAAATATTACTCAATCGAGATCTGAAGCACCATTCAGGCTTGCCACGCCCACCGATATTAACGAAAGATGGCTTATCCCCTTCAACATTGGCCTTCAGGAATGACCGGGCTTTCTCTAACAAACCAGGGTTACTGTACTCAAGATGATGACCCAGCTCGTGCCACAGTGCACTTGCATTTTCATCGTTCAAATTGACAGCAACAACACCATTAAGATTTGCATATGCCCTTCCCTGGTGGTGAACCACCTTTGATAAGGTCGAAATTTTACCGCCGGTCAGGCGATAAATATCAGCAAGTTCCTTGCGCAGGTCTATCCCACCATTCTGTCCAGCGCGGGCTTCTTCCACTTCTTCCGTGATAAAAGAGTCGGCCCACTCAAGAGCTTTTTCTTCAGATACGGATGAGTTTGCGATCGCACTGTTCATGGCAGATAACACTTTCTCGTGGACCGAACCCATTCTTCGCTGATTCATTTGCCAGCGTGTCTGCGGGTTATATGAGAATCGCTTAAGTAGTTGGTCAAGCTGCTCAAGTTCTTCTTCACTGACATACCTTTTAGCCTCACCAATAATGCCAGGGAGAATATTGCCGTTAGGATTAAACGCTCGCGAAAGGAAGAGTTTCAGCGCCCCCATGCCCTCCGATGCTTCAATATCACCAATAACCCGGTTAACAATGGCCGCACTCTTCGGATTAGCATCCGCCAACGCTCTGGCTACGATTTGCAGGGACGATACGACCTCACGCTGCATATCAGTCCTGATCTCATCAATAAACTCTGGCGTTATGCCGTGCTCTTTAAGAATATCCCGGCCTTCCGCCGTTACCCCATCGATATCACCGACATGTTTATTAACACGACTTTGCAATGCCTTAAATGCCTTCAGAATTCCACGGGCATCATCCGCTTTACTAACGGCCTTCCTGAATGCTGGCAAGAAGTCTGAGTTAACCTCATTTTGTTGATCGGCCCACTGAATGGAGGCTTCTTTCATCTCGTCCAGAGTCAGATCACCCAACGCGGTATGGTCTGTGAATATGAGCGACAACCTCTGAACCATTTCTGCCAATGGTGATGCCGAATGCGCCGCGCTAAGGAATGCTTTCACCCTGGTTGGGCGAATGGAAAACCAGTCAATAGCTGGTGGCATATCTCCGTTTTTTATCGCCTGCGCTATCTCGTCAAAGCCATCGCGCCCAAGGGAGGATGCGTGATTTAACAAGCCGCGAAGTAACGAATTGCTGATACCGAATAATCGGCACCATTTTTTCACGTCGGCAACAGGCATTCGAACAAAATGCGCAAGCACTTGTACAAGCTGTTCATCCTGGGGATCTGTGCGGGAAAGCAGCCTGATCAGATGAATAATGTCTTTGATGCCGGATGCCCGATGTAATAGCAAACTGGTATACGGAGCAACACCGTTGTAACTACCGCCGGAAACGGACTCGAAAAGACCGCCGGATATCCCTTGCATGCCTTCGTTTTCCAGTTCCTGAGACACCTGGCGAAGGATATCCTGTAACGACACATCGCCGCCGCCAAACATATCCCCCAGCGCCTGGCCCTGGTGCTGTAACTCATCATTGATACGTTGAGCCATCAACTTAAAGGCGGTGGCCATACGCTTCGCGCTACGGTTATTCGCGACGATGAACAACGCGAGTGCTTTCACTTCCGGGGCCGTTTCGCTGAACATATCCCCCTGAGCAATAACATCGGTAATATGCTGGCCTGACTCCTTCGATTGCCTTACCAGGTCTACCGCATCTTTCAATGCCGCCAGCGCCTTTTTATCGAGGCTATCTGCTGTCTCAATGCCATCAACAATAGTTGTCACAGCCTGCTTGTGCGCTTCTCCTGATAAAGCCTGCATCTGGACAAAATCATTGGCTGCCGCATTAAGCGCCGTCAGAACATTACGCATATCCGGATCAGGTTCTTCTGCAACCATCCTTACCAGGCGCGCATCCTTATATGCCTTGGCAAAGATCGCGTTTTGTATACGGTCAACAAGTTGCCGCGTTGGTCGCCCATCTTCCGTTACAAGGCCAGCCGCCTGTGTGGCACCAACTTGCGTCATAAATCCGCGAATAAACGCGTCATTACTGCGGCTAAGCAGATCTCCGCTTTCTGACGGGTTAAAAAGCGCCATCATCGCCGGTGTTATGCTGTCGGCATCAACAAAAGCCTTTTCACTGGCTGCCATTTCCTGAAGATCAGAAATATTTGAGTCCTTGGCAAACTGAACGCGGTCAACCTTGGTTAACCGGCGGCGCACCAGTACCGGAGCCGTCATTGATTCAACCTTTTCAGGTCGTATGCCGAATTCGGTCGCATGATCAATCAGGTACTCACGATACCGATCCGCATTGCCGTCCTGATAGGCTTTGATGATCCCCATGGTCCGTCCATTACCTGACTCAACGGCATTGTCCTCACCAATTATCGGCGCACCATGGCTGGATAAACCGGAATCAGTAAGCTGAGCAGGCCGCAAATCTTTGGATATCTGGTTAACCTGAAGAAGGCTGGATGCGCGGGTCCGGTCGCGCGGCTGAAGTTCCTGGGGATAGTCAGGATTAATTTTCCCATCCAGAGTATTGGATACCAAAAGAGCTGAGGCATCGACGATATCAAACGCTGTTTTTACCTCGTCTCCCTTCGCTGTCACCACATACGAAACCCGCCCATAACCGGGCAGGTTCTTTAGCAGCTCGATCAGCGTTTCTATGCTGGTGGCCATTACCACCTGATCGCTTAAGCTCATCCCTGTTACGCCTTATGCTGCCTCTTTAATGTTGGCGGCTATCCATGCCGCCGTGTGCTGTTTAACCTGGTCCAGGTCGATGTATGTGCCAACATATTGACTCAAATCCTGCAAGGTACCGATAAATGCATCTGTGCTCTGATCGACGAATTTATCAGCCAGGAAATCAGCAACCAGTTTTGGCACACCATCATGTACCGAAGGTTGTTTTTCCTCGCCACTACTGCCGCCGGACGCGCCGTACCCCATCTGTTGCATGATCTGGTCAATTTCATCGCTGATATCCAGCAACTCCATGCCACTCGCGGTAGCCGCTTTGGACATCAGAGCATCCAACTTATCGCTGAGATCCATTAACTCAATAGCTGATAGTGTCATGCCGCTACCCCCGCTTTCTGGATTGCTACCAGCAGATCAGCCAGGTGGCGAGCAGCGCCATTAACCAGCTCTTCGTTTTCCTCAAAACGTCCGGCAGCCTGAAGGGCTGCAATCGCTTCCCGGACATTGCCCCGGGCGTTACGGATCTCCGCCATGTCAGTGCTTTGCATATCCATCACGTTATTGAGATATTCAATGGCTTTATTAGCCTCTGCATCTGCTTCGCTAACCGTTTCATCAGGCTGTGCCGGGGCCGGTTCTGGCTGAGTAATCTCACCGACTTCGGCCTGCAATGCATTGATCATGCTCTGCACCATTTTCTCGGTGCCAGCGCCCCCCGGAAACGCAATATTGGGGAAAGTTTTTTGAAACTGAGTCTTCAGCATTACGCGGAACTCGTCTGGTGAGCTGGTGGCCAGCTCCAGAGCTTTTTGTGCATATTTGCCAAACGGACCATTAGTAAGTGTCTTCGCCAGGAAGTCGAAAGAATCCTCGCGAGGCAATAACTTCAGGTCGTACTCACTCATTTGCTGATCAGAAAGCGGGGTATCGTAAGTAGCAATGCCGTAGCGTGCATATTCATAATACGGGTCACCTTCATCAGGGCGCGGCAGAATTGCTTTGTTACCTTCAGGTATTGCGCCAGGGGCCGCCGGACGCATTTGCAGGGCATATCGATATGCACCTACAGAGACTTCTGGTTCAGGCGAAGAGCTACCGGTATCCTCCGCTGGTTCAGGTTCGACGTTTTCCGGTTTATGTTCTTCTGGTTGGACCAGGTATTCCGATACATTACCCGCTTTATAGGCTTTAAACAGCTTGCCGATCGCATCTGCCATGTCCACACCCTGTATGGATTTAGCCTTGATCATGTATACGCTGCCATCCGGATCGGTTAACTGGATATACCCTTCGCCATCCCCAATGAATTGCTTCATTGATGCACCATTACTGAGCGTCGCTTCCCCGTCCATATGCATACGATTTTTGATACTGGCAAGGCGATCCGTCAGCGCGCGAGAGTGCCCACCAGTCATCCCCGCAGGAGCAATGGTATCGCGCCCACCAGTGCGATTGAGCTGATCAATCTCCGCCTGCAAACGCTCATTTTCTTGATAAAGAGAATCCGCTTCCGAAGCAACCACGTTAATTTTCTGCTCCAGATCTGCCTTCTGGCCTTCTACCGCTGCCACCTGATCCGCGAGGTCGCTCATGGCATCCTCTTTCTGGTCACTGTCAGCCTGTAGTTGGGTTATTTCATCAACCAGGGCTTTTTTCTTCTTCTGCGCACGCTGGAATTTTGCCGAGTTTTTCTCTGCAAGGTTGGCAAGTTTCATGGTGACCTGCGCCAGCGTCATATCACGTCCACTCATCGGAGCAACGGTATGAGTAACGTCTTTTTTATTCAGTAAGAACTGGAAAGCAATCAGCGTATCGCTATTGGTGATCCGGTTTTCCGCTGTCGGGCTATGAAACAGAATGCTGATAGTCTGACCATCACTGAGCGGAATAATGGCTGGCAGGACCGGCAGCCCGTTAACGTTACGTGCCCGGCCAATTTCAGCACCGCCGATCGCGCGCGCGCCGCTCTGGGCCACATCCCCCGTTTTATCACTCCCCGCAGAGATTCCGGTACCATTCAGCTTCTGGTTCAATGCCCGGACAAATGCCTGCATGGTCCGGTGTAACTGCAAACGAGTAGAACTAATCGCCTCCAGTAAATCCGTAGCACACCAGTGGATCGGCGTGTCATAGAAGAACGTAGCCTCGATTTCCTCCAGGGTGTTGGATTCCGTCATCAGATAGCGGTCCTCACCGGCCATTAATGCGCGATATTCATCATCAGTCACTGGCGGGGGAAGCACGTCAAGCCCAGGCTTGATCGTCACCCCTTTATTGATATTGAACTGTTCCATGTTAATTTCCTGCTTTCAGTTGCTTAAGACGGCGTTTGAGTTCGCCATTTCGGGCCTTTTCGTTATTGAGTCGGCCTGTCTCCTTATCCAGCTTCGCCCGCAAATCAGTGATCTGCTGTTGATTGAAAGACACCGAGTTCTGCGCTGATTTATAAGCGGCAACCACCTGAGCATTCCGCTGTTTTGCCTCTTGCAGGCGCTGAAAGTTGGATTTTACTGCCGGTTTCTTGTCTACCGGATTGGCAACACGTTTCGCTTTGGCGATCAGTGATTTCTGGAATTTTGCGGAGTTTTTGCGGGCCGCTTGCCCCATGACGGTACCAAGCGTCTTGATATCCGGCGACTGAGCGTTAGGAATAGCTTTTCCATTCAGCCTCACAGACGATATATCGCCAGTATCGTTTACCTGTATGGCAAGAATTTGTCCGTCGTTAAGAACCAGCTTTGCGGTTTTAACTTTAACGCCATCTTTCGTTGTTGCGCGGTTGCTGGAGTCAACCTCAATTACCGTAACACCGGTTTTATTGATCGCCGCGATAAGGGATTTCAGCCCCTTTTCATTAACCTGGTCAAAATCGACCGTTGCATACTTATTTTTCGTCATCTGACACATCCTGTGCGAGATTTATTACGTAACTTCTGCGGATTTGCTGAGTAACAGGGAAAATCCGATACAACGGGTTAATGAACGAGTCGCCATGCGTAACCATGACGTTGAAATGCCACAGTCGCTCTCCTTTACCCATATATTCAGTGGGTATGTACAACCATTCACTGTTTTCGCCCTGTTCAGCCGACGTCAAACAACGTTGTTCGCCTTCAATCACTGTCGTCGGCTTCTGAACATCGCGGATCCAATATCTGACTGTTGCGCCGCGCAAAAACGGGAATTTAGACCGGTATTTGAACGGCACCCGGATGAAACCCGGTTTAATTTCCACATCACCAAGTTCTAAATGCGTGATGTCCTTGCGTTTTAGCAAATAGCGATCGGCTAAGGCTAACGCAAGAACGCATACACCCCAGCCAATCATTTCCCGCCTCCCTTTTTCACCAAACTTGTAAGAACATTCAGAATGCTATCGATATTCACTCGTTTCATCCCTGAAATCACCTCATGACCGTTATTGCTGGCTATCGTTACCATTAAGTACGTAATTGATAACTCCCAGCCCTCGTGTTGCCCCAATAGGTACGCCACCGCGCCAGCTGTCACTGCAACAAAGATCTCCGTAACCAATCCCAACAAATTGCCAGACTGGCGACCGTCTCGGACATCCATCAGGAACGTGCCTATCCCACCAATTACTGAAAGCAGGAGCGCAATAGCAACTGGAGCTAATTCCTGTGTGTCAAGCACAAGTTCCCTCCTACGTTGTCAGGAGGTAATGGTATGCAAAGTAACTTCTCAACCGGTCATGCAAAGACAACAAGCGGAAAAAGAAAAGCAAAGCCTGCTACAACTCGTCAGGGATAAAACTCAGCTCTGGGACTCACAGTTACGGCTAGGCATTATTTCCGTTCAGGGTAAACAAAAATTAACCGAGTGGATTCTCTATGCGCAGAAAGTCGAATCCACGGATACCTCCATCCTTCCAGTAACGTTTCCCGAAAAGCCGGAATGAGGAAAGGCCCGGGATCGGGCCTTAATTAATATCTATAATCCCAACAAATAAGGGCTAACAATTTTGTTAATTTTCTCTGGATATAATGCATGTGCTTTAATATACCTGAAGTTATATTAAAGAGCGTCATGTAAAAATTAAATAAATCAATTAAATCTATTTTCAATAGACAAATCAAAATTTTTAACAGATATGTATAGAAATGGCAAGCCATAAATTAATAATGACATCCTTAATAAGTCTAAAGAAACACTAAATAGATAAAATATAAATTATTACATCCAAAAATATAGAAAGTGTTGGCAATCTTGCAACTCATTATCAATACAATATTGACATCCCTTTAGCGCTCAGTTTAAAATTAACATTTGTGTTTACATTGTGCGTTGATTTAGTTTAGCAGGAACGCAGTAACACACTGATGATTATTGTTTTAATTATAATGTCAATATATAAACATAGAAACCAAAAAATATAGGCAGTTGCAATATGTTATGTTACTTAATAGCTATTCACTTTGTCATCTTCGGGAATTCAAAAGCTCTATTGAGCTACTGGATGGCTGAAATCATCAGGCGTGAAAAAATGGATGTTTGGCGACTATTAAGAGAGAAGAAGCAGCGCAATCGGAATTTCCTTTTCTGGTGGAGACTGGCTAATGAAATGTATATTAATGGCAATAAATTACATAAGAAAGCAGCCAGAAAGTTAAACAATAATATAATTAACAGATTTGGTTGCGAAATTGGATTGGGCGCAAATATTGGAAAAGGTTTAACAATTCCCCATCATACTGGAATTGTTGTTCATTTTGCTGTTGATGCTGGTGAAAATCTGGTTTTGCGACAGAATACTACCATTGGACAGGTAGATGGTGACATGCCTGGTTCAAGAGTAAAAATTGGTAATAACGTTGATATCGGAGCTAATTGTTGCATCATTGGATTATCACGTAAAATTGGGGATAATGTAAAAATAGGTGCAATGTCTTTTATAAATAAAGATATACCATCGAACTGCACATATATAACAAAAAAGAGCGGTGTTGTATTGTATAAATAGAGTACATGAAGCCATCAATATTTCTATCGATGGCTTTATCCTTTTATTGCGGGGCGACTGGCCACTCAACATCCGATGCTACTGTTGTATCAACACGATTCAACAATACCCGATATGTCTTCCATGCAGTCAGTAACGATGCCTCTTCCTCCGTCGCAATATCCAAATCTACGGCATCCTGAAGTGGCGCAATATGCTCACTGGCCATCTGCATCAGGCTGTTTTTTGTTTCTTCCGCCTTCCGGATCCGGAACAGTTTTTCTGCTTCTGCATCTTTCACCCAGGCTGTGCCGTTCCACTTCTGAAACTCCCCTTCCGGGGATAACCAGGTGACATTTTCCGGTAATGGGCCAAGTTCAGAAATAAATAACGCGTCGCCGGAAGCCACGTCATAGACGGTTTTTCCCCGATGGTCTTCAACGAGATTCCACGATGCCTCATCACTGTTGAAAACGGCCACGAAGCCAGCCGGAATATCTGGCGGGGCAATATCGGTACTGTTTGCAGGCAGACCTGTATGAGGTGGAATGTATGCATCACCTTCACCAATAAACTCATTGGTTCCAGCCAGTAGATTATAAATTTTTATGGTCCGTGATTGTTCACTCATTCTGAATGTCATTATGCAAGCCTCACAATATAGTTAAATGCGATGTTTTTTACGGTGTTTTCTTCGTTACCCGTAGCGTTAACGGTGATGGTGTGTCCGTGGGGACCAATAATGACAGAATGGGCATGAGCACCAATGCCGATAGTGTGGTTATGGGCACCGATATATACATTGTGAGCATGCTCGCCTGCGCTCGACGTGGTACCAGTACCTAACGCAGCGTTAAAACCGGCTGATACACCATTCCCCGCGCCAGTGTGACCAACAGGTATATTGTGTGAATGATTTCCAGCGCTATTCGTAGTTTTTGTGCCGTAATCAAATGAACTGGTCGTTTTAGTACCGTAATCAAACGACGATGTGGTTTTCGTCCCCAAATCCGTACTGGATGCGCTGGCGCTGTGGGTGTGCGATTTAATGCCGTCCTGTTCCTGAGACAATACGGCACGACCACTGCCGGGCTTGCCCTTAATCGTCCAGCCACGCATATCAGGAATAACGCCTGACGGATAAGCCGCTGCAAGTTTCGGGTATGCAGATTTGTCAAAAGTCTGCCCCTGCATCAGGGCATAACCAGACGGAACGGTATCTGATGGCCACGGGATTGGTGCGCCGACTGGGTAGCTTTCTGGTGGAAGATTTTTCGAGGTATAAACTTCTGCCCAGTCTTCCTCAAAACCATAACCGTCTCTTGAAGAACGGTAGAACAGACCACCATTTCTGTAATGCGCCTTCATCTGCAAGGTCGGGCAACTTCCGACTCCGGTATAGAAGTTAACCAGAATATAGCTGTCGGCAGAGCGAATGACATTGTAAGCGCCTGATTCGGCATTCCAGGGAACGCCCCCATCCGCATCGGCATACGTATCCGTTGCTCTTCTGGCAAAAGCAGCAACATGCGCAGCGGTTAAAGTGATATCAGTAGAACCATCAAACGAGACGCCATTGATAGTACATGCTGTCTGCAACTTGGTCGCTGTAGCCGCATTACCAGAGGTGTCCTGATCCCCTTTGGCATTGACGCCGGGAATTGAATCTTTTGACGTATAGACCTGCGCCCATTCAGACCAGTTGGCAGAATCAGTATCACGCCGCGAACGGATATGTACGGGCGCATGGTCACCGCTCGTGCCACTCCAGCCAATGAATAACTCACCTTCGCCAGCAGCGGTGGCACCTTTAAGGTGAAGCACATTGCCATAGGGGGAAGGGTAGCCATTGTTGTATGCCTCATACAGCTGAATCCCGGATGTTCCCTGTGCATTCGCCTCTAGGGCCGTTACGCGACCGCGAGATACCAGAGTATTGATATTAATGTCAGCCGAACCATCGAATCTGACGCCATTAATGTTTATGGCTGTTTTTAATTTCGTCGCGGTGTCGGCGTTCCCTGTCAGCGCCCCGGTGATCCCACCGTTGAAAGTCTGGCGTGCACCCCATTTGTTAGCCGTGCTCAACAGGGGGATCTTTTCACCGCTTGTGCCAAGTTCTCTTAAATCAAGGTATTGGATAACAGCAAGGACGCTTGTTTTGGCCAGAATATCGCGACCGACTGACGTTAAGTCAGTCTGAGAAATAGTGTCTGTACCGGTAAAGTACGGCAATTTATTTGCGCCTGTAGCAAGACCAGCAAGCGCGGTTAAAGTTGCATCCAGAGGCTGTTTGCCTGCCAGCGCATTTGTCATTGTTGTCGCAAAGTTCGGGTCATTACCAAGTGCTGCGGCAAGCTCATTCAGGGTATCAAGAGCTTCTGGTGATGAACCAACCAATGCGGATATGGCAGCTCTTACATAAGCGGTCGTAGCAATCTGCGTGTTATTCGTACCCTGTGCAGCGGTAGGCGCAGTAGGTATTCCCGTTAATGCAGGACTTGCTAAAGGAGCTTTAAGAGCCAGAGCATTGTTGATAGTTGTGCTGAAATTCGGGTCGTTATTGATCGCAGCAGCTATTTCTTTAAGCGTATCCAGTGTGCCAGGTGCACCGTTGATAAGTGCCGTTATAGCTGCCTTAACAAAGGCTGTATTTGCGATCTGCGTGCTATTTGTACCTTGCGCTGCCGTCGGCGCGGTTGGCGTTCCTGTCAGACTCGGGCTTTCTATTGGCGCTTTGGTATCAGCAAGATCTTTTACAGACTTAACGGCTTTAGGGGTAGCCGCCATTGTTTCGCTGTCGCTGTTAGTTTCGCTACTGAGCTGAACTAATCCCTTTTGCGTTGTGCTTGCATCCTGCGCCGTATACTTACTGTTCGCCAGATCGTAGGCTTTTTTAACTGCCAGCGAACTTGCAGCAACATCACTTCTGCTACTGGTTACAGAGTCTGAGATATCAATGCCGATCGTGCGGTTAATACGCTCGGATGTATCAATCATCTCCTGGGTAATGGCTGATACTCCAGCAGGGATATTCACCGTACAAACAAGCAGCTCCCCATCTCCTAACTGATATGAATCGGTATAGGTTCTGGTAACAAATTCAGCCGCATGAATATGTGACGCGGTATTAACCTGATAGGTATCCTCTCCAAGGAGGTATCTTCCCTTCAGCACAATTGCATATTTCTTGCCTGCACTAAGTGCAAGAGGAATATCCGTACGTTGCTGAATAGTTACCTGGTAGAATTCACCAATATCCACCGACGCCGCGCCTGCGGTTTTATCTCCATCCACTGAGGTGATTAACAGGTTCATCCCACCGCCAGGCTTAGGTAAGAAACCGGCATAAAATCCCGGGTCAACAATCCCCCTGAATTTTCGGTTTAGCGCGGCTGACAGATATGGTTCGTGGTATTGCACATCAGCAACCAGAGCCAACGACTCGGGTGATGGGTAAGTAACCGATGTAACAACTGTAACGTCATTCATCAAGCATATCCTTATGCTGTAGTCGTGTTTATGGCCATAACTGCGGTATATGTTTTGCCCACATACAGCGAGTCTTCCTGGACACAAATAATGGCGATTGGCTTGTTCTCGTTATCCAGAACAACCAGAGTGTTGAATGGGTAGTTTTTCCCTTCCTGCAACTGGCTTTGATCAAGGTCCATTCGGACAGTAATTATCCCACCTGAGTAGGTTGGCACGAGGTTGATGGTACAAAATTGGCTGGTCAGTTCTGCCAGATCGAAAGCCTTTGGCAGTTCTCCAATCTCATAAGTGCCATCTCCTTTCTTAGTAACCAGAGAACTGGTACCGAAAACGGCCTTGCTGATTAAAAATCGAGAGCCTTTGTTAATGGACGATTCAGCGCGCCGCTGATAGTAATAGTCCAACAACTGACTCTTATAGAGGTTTGTTGAGACGTCAGACATGATTTTCCCTAATCACTGTTGTGAAGCCTCATTGTAAGAGAAGTAACTTGTCACCCCGCCCTGCGGACGGGGTGATTGTCAGGCGTCGCTATCCAGCAACAAATCATCTGCGCGGGTGCGATCAAACGTAGGTGTCGCTTTCACAATAGTGCCACCAGGCGTTGCGGTGATCGGGGCGCTAATCGACGTAACTCCAGTAAGCGAAGTTGTATCCGAAGTTTCAAACCAGCAGAATGCTTTTTCGGTATCAGAAATCTCGTTCAAAGTGATCATGTCGGCCTGTTCATTTACAACAACCGACAAATAGAGCGTAAGCCCATCAAACACTATATGCAGTGGCAGTAGAGGCTTTACGAACTGATTAAACTTTCTGAGAATTTCTTCTGTAATTGCGGACTGATCTATCGTGCCAGTAATACCCATTGTCCGGGCCAGGTCGTTTATGGGAATACTGATCATCCCTCTGGAAGTCAGAAACATCTCGCCGAATGTGCCGCCGGTAGTCTCCAATGTGCTTTCTGGTATTAGAACTGTGCCATAGGGATGACGCTCAAGGTCCACCGGTGCATATATCGGATCCCATAAAACAGAAATACCGTTAAATTCGCGGTAAATTGTCTGGTTTATAGGACGTTCAGTTCCCTTAAAGTGGATCTCATCAAGCCGCTGTTGTAACAACATCGGAACGGAAGATGAGTCCGAGGTTCTGATAGTAAAGAACTGGCCAAGTTCATTTGTCCTGGTCTCCAGATCCTCCTTGCTCATGGAGAAAATAGACTTCCGGTTGGTAATTCGCTCCAACCATGGGTCAACAAAGGTGTCCATCATTGACTGAACCAAATCAGCCAATGATTTATAGAGCAATGACTTTTGCTTAGCTGATGTAAGCCGGTTATTAAACCAGGAACGCTGCATCACTCCTCCTCATACGAAATATTAAAGGTGGAGTTTTCTGTATCCAGATAAACGAAATCGTAAAAGCCGTTGGACTCATTCCACTCGACAAATTCCAGATAAAAGTCGCGGAAATAACCCAGCGTTTCGATAAACGCCCAAACGTCTTTTTTCTTAATCAGGATGTACTTCCCGACGCGGTTCGGATCAAAGAAAGTTGAGTCGCGCCCAAATTTTGTTTCCAGTGCCGACTTCAGCTCATCGGTCACATTCTCAATGGTCAGGCTTGCCGATATCCGCCCAGTGATGGTGATCTTAAAGGGGAGTTTTCTGACCTCTTTATACGAGAATTTCTTGTTCAACTCATTCGGCACCTTCTTAAAGGCAGCCAGGATCATTTCTTCAAGCTCTGACTGGCTTTTATTTGGATGCCACCCTGAAATAAATATCTTATTGATATTCCGAACATTATAAGCACCATCTAATTTCTCTTGCTGGCCTTCGCCCCATGCCTTTACCCATGACAGTCCCGGGATGTTACGCACCAGAAAATACGTATAGTCCCCGCCCCATACGACCTGATCATCATAGGCAAGGTAATATTGTGCACGGTTACGTGTGATCTCCGTTGTTTCGGCATCGGTACCTGCGGTTATAGGTGTCGTTGTCTTAACTGAAATCAAATTAGCTAAATTAGCCGCAGAATCGACAGGCGTCAGGTTTTGGCCAGCAACCAGGGTTATATCGCCGTTGGTGCACCATACCTTAAGCGTAATGGTCGAGCCTTCTGGCGGTATTTGCCCAATTAGCCCATCGCCGAATCGAACCCCCAACTGCTCGGATGGTTTATAAAACTCAACGTAGACCTGGCTTTTACTACCGGCTAACCGGAACATAGTGCTGGAAGACCACTGCGTGGTCTTACCATCGGTCGTCACGAATACTTCCAGCTTATAGCAGACAGCAGTGAGAGCCTTTGATAACACGACTTCCAGAAATTCTTTGGCTGCCGTAACGGTATATGTCACCTCCTGGATTTCCAACTGTGCCACTTCTACCGTACCGGTGCCGTCAACCAACCTGCATACATCCATAGTCATGTAAGGGTACTGGTCGTCAGATATTAAAGGCATGTTTTTGGGGATTACCGCTGGGGCATCTTCACTTGTGGCGGTGATCTCAATCATCCCCGATGACGGTGTTGGCTTGGTACCAACGTAACTATTCGTTTCTGCCGCTGCCAGGATAGAGGAACGCCGCGTCGCGGTCGATATAAAGCCTTCAGCCAGCGCCGCATCGGCATACTGAAAGCACCTGTAGACAATCTGGGTAATAAACAATGTCAGCATCGAGACAAATTGAGAGCCGACAAACTTCGACCAGAATGAATCTTTCTCGACAAGCTCTTCAAACTCTGCACGAATACTGTCTTTAGTCGGTGTTGTTTTACTCATAGCACCACGTCCTGTGTGATAGTTATATCCCTGATACGAATGGATATTTTCAACTTATCAAAAGCATCTCCCTCGGCTACTGACAAGCCAGAAATCGGTATGTCAGGTAAATCTACCGTCAGTTTTTGCAACAGCATTGCCTCAACCGCAATTTGAACATGCGACAAGTTGGTCGGTTCGTGTTTAAACTGCGGTAAAACATTGCCCCATGACGGATCTCCGTATACCTCACCCTGATAAGTGTTCAGCCACTCATATAAACGAGCGCCCCAGGCCTCCTCCTGGGACTCATACGTTTTTACGCCGGATAACTCCAGCGTCAGTAAAGGATCAATTTCGTTATTGTTGGCCATCAATCAACTCTCGCGTAGTCATTCATCAACGGATCATCAATTGACAGTGGCACCGTGCGCATAACGCCCGGTTGAGGCGTGCTGACCTTTACGACAGTTCCCTGGCCTTTCGCCGAGTCTTTAGTGTGCTCTTCAATCCTGGCAAGCAATGAGGTCATCTGCGCAAACAGCCGCTTCGTTTCACCATCAAGTGAAACGGTATTATCAGCCAACTGCATTGTCGGCTTGGCACCGGAGCCGCCAAGGTCACTAATAACCTGTCCGTCTATCTGCATACGACCGGTTGGTTGCTGCAAATCGTTGGCGGCAGTCGTCACCTGGGACGTGGAGGCTGGTTGAGGAGAATTATTTGAGCGCATTCCCCGGGCATTAATGAGTTTGTCATACAGCCCATCAATCCCCATTTGTGCACCGAGTTGGTCAAAGTAACTTGAGTTGTTTGCTACCGGACGTGCCTCTTCAACTGGCATAGGTGTATCAACATACACATTGCCAGCTGCCGTTGCGGTTCCCCTTCCTCGTGCACGTTCTTCGAGGGTTCCCTGAACGACTTCCCGACGCATCCCCCGGCCATTCATGAATTTGTTGACCAGATCGTTAACGCCAACAGCATTGCCGATTTTGTCTACCAGACCGCCTTTCTCAAACGGGCTATCACCAGGGGTAAACGCCAGGCCAGTAGACTGATCGATAACGGCGTTATCAGGCAGTGGTCCCCTCACTCCATATTGCGCCCCACCCTGTGCTCCTGCTCCAGGTGTATAGATTTCACCACCCAAATAGCGAGCACGATGAGTATTGACCTTGATCGCGTACTCACGGTTTTCTTTCGATAAGTCACCTGTGCCTTTTTTCCACTTATTGATAGTGCCAAACCCAGCGTTATATGCAGTGATGGCCTCGTTTAAGTCTCCATTGGCTTGCTTCAGATACTTGCTCATGAGAAGAGCCGCAGCTTCTGCCGATTTTTCCGGATTAAAAGAATCTTCCCGGGATAATCCAGTTTCCTCACGAGCAACGCTCGTAAACTGGAACATTCCGAGAGCGCCACCACTTAGCTTTCCATTTGGTGATCTTGTAAGCGTAGATTTTGCGTTAGGATCACCACCAGATTCAGTTGCAGCGATCGCGTAAAGAGTACCTTCAGGAAGGCCATATTTATTCTCTAGTTCAGCAAAATACGGAGCCAACTTATCGAGATTTGCCTTACCTTCAGCGCCAAGGCTTCCGACTTTTACATCTAAGTTGCCATTGTTGTAGGTATCCGCAGCTTTCTGAATGTCATTCCTGGTGCCAGTAGTATTAAGCGACGATGATGATGAGCTATTTTGACCAATAGCATTATCAATTTTCTGCAACGCGCGATTGCCCGTTTCTACGGCATTTGCATTGATAATCTGATTGGCAGTTTCTTTAACTGTTTTATTGCTATCTTTCGCCGTATCTAGGGATGCATTTACAACACGAGTGACAATATTAGCCTTTTTAGGGGTATATTCAGTCTTAGGAGCATTGTCCTCCTGACTTTCTTTAGCTGGTGTTTTTAATTCAGGTGTAACCTCTTTCGCATCCGCTTTGTTGACTAGCTTTGATGCAACCCAGGCCACAGGGGTGCTCTGAACAGCGGCATCTGCAACCTCACCTGAAAGCTCTTTTGCGGCACTCCATAGATTACTGCCAGCCTCTTTAATGTATTTCCCAGGATTCTTAATGAAATCAATTGCACTATCAATTGCATCACTGAAAACCTGTTTCAGGTTATCGACAGTAAAGAAGTTTTTGATGGCGTCTAATTTTTCGTTCAGATTCTTTGTGGTGTCACTGAACCATGCAGAAATAGCATCACCAATCTTTGCTGTATAATCATCGAACTTGGTAGAAATGGTGTCGCCAAGATTAGAAATATATGTTTCTAAGTTGGTAACCCCGCTATCAATGGCCTGGGCAATACTTTCCGTCGAAAATGATTGCAACATATTGCCGATATCCTCAAATCCAAGTGATTTGAGAACCTCACCAATGGCGCTGCTAATACCAGATACCAGTCCCCCCATATCAAGAACATTAGCTAACGTATAAGCGGCTTTTTGCTGGAATGATGGATCTTGTCCTGATTTAAGCCCAAACGCTCGGCGTTGCGCTTCTATATCATTCCAACCGGTTACCGCATCATAGATACCTCCAGCCACCGTGCCGACTAGCGGAATTGCACGTAAAGCGCCTTTTGCGACCGCCTTAATCCCTAGTTTCCCTACCCCCTTAATACCTAAAGCGCCGAGTGCCATCGAGCCAACTTTCTTTAGTGCCCCACGGCCAAAAATAAGGGAGGCAATACCACCGGCCCCCTTCCCTAACAGGCTAAATAATTTGGACAGCAAGCCGCCCTTCTTTTTCCCGGTGTTTTTGGCTATCTGATCAAGGGCGCTGAGAATCTTGTCATTGCCCTCTTTAATTTCGCTGGTCTGATCCTGAAGTTCCTGAACCGTCCGTTTTTGGGTGTTAACCTGAACGACATCGGCACTACTTTGCGATTTACGCCTAAAAAAACCTTTTTTACGGCTGTTATCGTCATTGCCACGAATCACATCGGCAATAGACTTTCTGGCACCATTAAGCGATCCGCCAACTTCTTTTGATATCCCGCCAAGCTCTTTTCCCGCTGCCCACAATGGGCCAGCAACGGCATAACCTAAAGCATCGACGGCACGAGTCTCTGAAGGGTTACCTATACCTTCAGCTACTTTTGACAGTTTTTTTAATAAACCTGATTCAGCATTTAGACGCTCATCATCCTCTTTGCGCCTGGTCTTTTCAGCGCGTTCAGCACGGGCATCTTCCGCTGCGGCCTTACTCCCTGACTTTCCAATAAAACGACCACGCGCATCGCGTTGGTTTTGGCTTTTTTGCGTACCGCCTTTTTGACCGAACATTTCGCGGGCGTGTTCGGCTGCTTCGGTCCGTTGCGCCTTTACATCTTCTGTTATAGCCTTCCTGCCTCGTTTTTTACCCTTTCGCGTAGTTGATTTGGCCTGCGGTTCCTGTAGAGCAACATCCTCCTGAACTACACGAGGAACGTCCCCTAAATTAAGCCGTTTCATTGCCTCAACAATAGGGTCCACTGATGGCGCATTGGCCACAAAGTCTGGCCGGGAATTTTCGATTGTGCGATTTAATGCCGACACACTGCGAGAGACAGGATCAACAGTTGCAACGCGTCCCCCTTTCAAATCTTCAACAGCTTCCCGGATACCTGCAAGCTCTTCCAGCTCTTTTGCGCTGGCGGTTTCAACTGTCCTTATAACATCGTCAATGTTGGCGTTTTTTCTTTCCATGATCTTATCGCCTACCGTTTCGGTTTAAGTTTTTCTTCCAGTTTCTCCAACAGGAAAAACGCATAGGATTCAGTAAGCCTTTCAGCGTCCTGAATCGGTATACCCCCATACAAAACCAGGTTGGACACTAAGGTCTGATAGCTTTTCAATCCCCACCTGTGGAATGAAGTCGGTAGCCCGAAAGGGCACCCACAGACGGGTATATGCACCCTCTGTGGACTCCTTTTTATCCTGATTTGGGCATTTATGCGGCGGGAGACGAAGACGCATTTCACCTTTATCGATGTAGCACGGTAAACCATGTTCGAGCTTTTCATGAGCCAGTCGGATGTGTGCCGCCAGCTTCATAAATTCAGTATCAATGGCCATCCGTTTAATCGTTTCATAACGACGCTCAGCCTGATCTTCACGAGTACCGCTAACATCGTTATAAAGCTCACACTGATAAGCGAATTCCCAAAAACGCAAATCAACGATCGCTTCTTTGAATTCCGCGTCGTCTTCAGGTGGCAATGCAGCACGGCGCATCTCCAGCATTTCCATTGCCCAGCCATCAAGCGGCACGATACGCCATTGATAAGGCACTCCCTCTACAGACACCTCAATATCGTCAATGAACGGTTCCACTTCCAGGACCTGGATATCTTCAGCCAGAGCATTCATATCGCAATCGTAATAATGCTCTTTACCGCAATGTTTACAGGTGTAGGTGAATGTCTCGACCGGTGTTTCACGGGAGCCGGTAAATATCCACCATAACGCGGTAATCCGATCCTGCGCCGTCCATGTCAGGGGATCATGTTTCGCGGGTTCAGCCAGCAAGGCTTTTAAATACGCCGTTGTCTGTTGTTCTTGTTCCTCCGGTGTTATCGAGTTGAAACGCATCGCATCAGCAATATTTGGCTGACGGAACTGGATCAATTCAGTTGGCCGCGATGGTAGCGGGAAAAGAGGTAAAAGCATCCTTGCTCCTTAATTCAAAGAGAAAAACTAAAGCCCAGAAGGGAAGCCAAAGAACTTGAGGATTGGTTAAACGTGCTGTGCAATGCGAAGGTCATTGGGAATGACTTAAATTCCGTAACCTGATCCCGCGCATAGGTGACATCGCCGGTAGTGACCGGAAATACAGTCATCTCATTTTCCAGTTTGGTTAAGCCGGAAGACAGCAACCGATAAATACGCACATTGAGCAAATATTTAGACGGTATATTCACGGTGCCGTCAGGATTGATCACCCGACTTTTTGCCGTATTAAACCAGTCAAAAACAAGGCCATCACCGGTATCCCTGACCATCATTGTTATCTGCCCAGGAGAACGCTCCGTTGGCTGAAGGATATTCCCTCCGCCGATTTTAATCGTTTCATATTCGATGCTGTAATCGTGGTAGGTAATGTCTTTGGCAAAGAAGTCTGCCCCCTCCAGTCCATCAACTTCGACAGAGAACTGCCATCCTTGCGCGAACAACATTTTGTTCATGATGATTGACGTCAGCTTACCAACTTCCCGCTCACCAACGCCGGAGCCAAATAATGTCGTCGTTAATGCCGAAGATACATAAGACTTTACTGAAGCAACATTAAGCCCCATATCAGCTCCCTCACTTCAACATGGATGAGAAAAGAACAATTCCTGGGATAATTGCCCTTGTTGCGCTCATTTTCTCTTCCAGATCCAGCTTTCGCTGATACAGCGTGTTCTCGTCGGATAAATTGCTGGCATCGAGTTTCCCCGCGATAGATATTCTTCGCAGGCGATCAGTGTTAGGTATCGCGATTAACACTTCCAGATAGTCAGAAAGTAACCCAATGATTTCAGGTGGCACTTCCCCATTATCCAGATCCATATCACGTAAATTAGCCAGATATGACACATTCAGCGGGTATACCGCTCGATGAGTATCTTCAAGCTCGATATTCCCATCGTAAACATCGGAGTAGACAAGATCGCCGGTGTGATCTGTAACCGATACGAGCGCAAGAAAATCAGCTGGGCAAGCAAGTGATTTACTGGCCTGATCGGTGAGGCGTATCCGCTTGATGTGCCCCGCCCTATCCTGGTAGGTTCCCAATGCTTTTCTTATCAGGGATTCCAGTAAAGCAGGTTCATCCGCAATCAAAGGTGTGAAGCGGGATTTGACGTCTTCGAGTAATTGTCGTGGTGTCATTGAAACCTCGTAGAATCTGGTGTGTTACCCGATTCTACGAGTAGTCATTTGTGACAGGTCATTTTGCGCGCTTCAGGCAGCCATCTTCAGGTGCCGCGTTGAAAAGCTCTGCGGCCTTACGTAGCGTAAATGTTGCGATTTTTTTCCGTCTACGTATGCATCGAATGTTTTAACTTCCATATCAGGGGTATCTGACCAAAAACCATACCAGTAACTATCACCCACAGAGGAACCGATAGAACTGATAGGATATTCATCATCACCAACTTTCAGCGTTATTTGTTCTTTTTTAGCATCAAATGACTCACCGCCAGGTTCTGTTTTCATGAGAGTGAGTAGTCGTGTTCCTACTTGATTGGGATCCGTATTATTAAATCCAACATCGCACTCAAATGTAAGCGTATAATTATCTTTGCTGGAAACAGCATAAGAGCGAACGCCATGAGTCTCGCTGGTGGACCATTTGCTTACATTTGCCATTGATGAAAACGGAGTAAGCAAAGCAAGAATTAGAAAATATCGTTTGATGCGCATTAATTTATCTCCTTTGGATATTAATATTTTAATTAGTTAACCACCATATATTCACCATTCATAGGGTAAATTAAGCGCTTTTAAACCTTGCTGGAAAGTATTAAGAGAGCCGTTTTTTTGTTGTTCCATTTTTTCGCGTGCAGCTTTCTCATACTGCTCCATCCGTTGGTTATACTCTTGCAATTCCTCCGGGGAGAGGTTTCCCATTGGGGAGTTTGTACCCGGCCCCCTGGCCCGTTCTTCAAGCGTACCCTGTACGTTTTGATGGCGCATTCCTGGGGCATTTCTTATTGAGTCAATGCCATTTCTTCCAACATCTTCTTTATTAACGGCATTGCTCGCCACCAGCACACCCCAGCTAGGGATAGCAAAATCAGGAGCAGTTTCGCATGCCTTTACCATATAATCGAAAGTGCTTCGATTGATCTCATTTGCATCGGGGTTTAATAGGCGAGAATATTGGTATTTAGCATTTGCGTTGGTTGAGACTTTATACAGTTCCTGCTGCACCATCGCTTCAGAAAGTTTAAGGCGCTTCATATCTGACAGTAACTTCTTGCGCATGGATTCGTCTTCACTGACAGCAAATCCGTAAACGTGCCCAAGGTATTTCGTATAATCGGTACAAATCTCCTTTACGCTTGATGCTGCATTAACAGTCCCAGCCATAAATAATAACGGTAGTAATAGTTTTCTCATTATAACCTCACCTGCCTTATAACTCATTTAGGGTACATATTTTCACCTTTAAAAAAAGAGGTTATTAGATCCATTTGTGCATTTATTACGCAAGCAATGCTCTAATAAATTTGTATTTTTAAGTCACGAATGCTATCTTTTCGCATCATATTGACCTTTTAATCGTTCAGGCTTATAGTTCCGCCGTCGTAGCAAATTCTGCGACCAGGTTTGACAGCCTGAATACTTGTGCGGACAACCGCAGATTTCCGATATTGCGGTATTTTTGTGTCCGTAAAACCGCGTTACGCCCGAATTATGGTGGGGCGTGATGGGGAGGCTTCGGCCTGCTGGTTTCACAAGTGCCAGTCTGTCAACCCTGTCACGTCCTGCCACCTGTTTGACAGCGGGTAGCAGGTTGTTAATTCAACTTGTGAGGCCGTAACTATGGTTAATGCCAATCCTTGCGCACGCCAAGAATTCATCTGGCGTTTCTATTCCTGTAAAAAACACCACTATCACTTCGTTATCGCAGCAACTGAAGACGAAGCACGCTCTCAATTGCCTGATGGCCCCTGCATTTTTACTGCCCGTTTTTCAACTAACTCGCGCAATTCACTTAGTTACTGGAGCCTCCCCTTCTCTGCCGACGTTCAGGGGGTTTTATGAAAACACCTCTCGTCACCCGTAATGAAATAGCCGAAGCGATCGCCTTGCATACAATCTGTATGCCGACACGGGAGATCCCCGGCGCAATTGCCAACTATTTCATGATAACCAGGCGTTTTTATACCCGAACAGATAAGGCTGTGATCAACAGGCTACTGATAGCCGAGATCAGGGATTATTTGATTGAACAAGGACGTCTACGTTACGCAACAGTGGCAGCAGAAATGAGAAAGGAGGCACATAGAATGACCGGTAATAATTTAAATGTTGAAAAACCAGCACCTGTTGCTTCAGCTACGCCAGCTCCAGCCCTGAATGTCATCCCCAACACCGGAGACACAATCGACAGCCAAACATTGTTGAAGATGGTCAATGAGGCACGGAAATTATGTAGCGAAAAACCAGTTCGCAACAATGATTTCATTGCCAGAGTTAAGGATGAGCTTGAAGGAGAAACCTACGAAATTTTCGTAGGTCAAAAAAACGGCGCAGAAATAGATATTATAACCATGACCTACAAACAAGCCCTGCGAGTTGCCGCGCGCGAGTCAAAAGCGGTCCGCCGTTCGCTGATCGACAAACTGGAAGAATTACAGCAGGCAAACTCCCCTACCCCATCGATCCCCCAAACATTACCAGAAGCCCTACGCCTGGCTGCCGAGTTGGCAGAACAGAAAATGCATCTGGAACAACAGCTGGTGGCCGCAGCACCTAAAGTCGATTTTGCCGACCGGGTATCAGTGGCTAATGGAATCCTGATCGGTAACTTTGCAAAGGTCGTTGGACTTAAGCAAAACGCGCTGTTTGCCTGGTTACGGGAGAACGGCATCCTGATAGCGTCCGGCGGACGTAAAAATGTGCCGTTTCAGCAGTACATAAACGCCGGATATTTCACGGTGAAAGAAGTGGTGCTGGATGATGAAGATGGCTACCAGATACGGTTGACGCCTCAATTAACGGGTAAAGGCCAGCAGTGGTTGACGCGTAAACTGCTCGATGCTGGCTTGTTAAAACCGGTGGCGGCTGAATAATGGAAGAATGCCCGGTTGATGCCGGGCATAATTTATTGCGCGCTTTCGGGGTTGTCGTTTACTGGCTGCCCCTTCTTGGTTTTACGGCTGCGCGCAACTGATGCGGCTGACTTAACCTTTTTCTCTTCGCGAGTGATGGCAATTTGTTTTTTACATTTTCAATATCTGCCAGGCGATATATTTTTGCCTGCGGCCAGCGGTCGCAGATGATCGGTTCTATAGAGTCATAAAGGCTAAATTTTGCTTTCTCGAATTCACCGTTGATGATGATTCCATCACGGAGAGTTTCATCGCAGATAAACACACCACACAGCGGCACATGGTAACTAACTGATTTACCATCATTGTAGTTAGGGCTACTGGAAATGTAATGGACGCGCAGCATTGTTTCGCTAAAGCCGTGTACACGCATACGGAATTTTTCATCCTCCGGGTACTGCTTCATTAGCTCTTTTGTTGCTTCCAGGTTCTCTATGTATTTCGCACTGTGCTCATTGATCCCCGCGCTTTTCTGGATGCGAATGTCCTTATCAATCAGATGAATAATGCGGCCAGCGGTCATGTTGACGCTGTTCACAGCTTCTGTCTGATAAGTTGTAACCTTACGCACACCGCGAAGGATGTTAGGCACTGGATATAAAATAGTCTTTGGGATATTGAGGTCTGGGTACTGTTCCAGTTCCCGCGCCATTAAAGTCCATTTATCAATTTCAGCCTGAATGCTGTCCGTTTCTTTGAACGGCAGAACGACAACCGGGCGTACAGGACGACCGTCGCTGGCGGCATCAACGTGTTGGGCGCGTGCAACAGCTTTTTTTAGAAAGAGATCCCTGAAGCTGACGAACTCCTGGTACAGTTGTTCGCCGTAGACATAATTTATCATTGATCCTCCTCCAGAATTGACATGGCCAACAACTCACAGCGGATTACACTGGGAGTTGTTGGCCACCATTATAGAAGGATTCAACGAAAATAATAGATTTATTAGTGCATTTATTGTGAGTCTGGCTGGTTAGTGGCCATGAGATATTCGATTGTGTCAGTGAGATCATCCAGGTCGTCTTGGGTGATGCGGTACTCCTGATTGGATATCTTTGAGTAGTGTTCAGCAATGGCGCGGGCAGCGTCGGTTTCGGCGGGGTCTACAGATAAAGCGTTAGAGCAATGTCTAACGTCGTCGATGGTTGGTGGAATGAAAGCCATAATTATGCCTCACTGTATTGACAACACAGAGCCTGAAGCTCTGACCTACTGTTTCACCCATGATCCATGCTGGGGTAATCTAACAACATTGCGCTGTGTGTAAGATGAGCAATGCATAGCTGTAATGCCGTTGTATAAGGTTTCCCTGTTTGCTCATTTCCTTCTGAGCCGCTCTACAACGCTGAAGACACATTAAATAGTGAATCCAAAGTCGTATTACGAAACGGCGGCAAAACTATAATTTATTAGAGCAATTGTCAAACAACTATGAAAAACAATCCAGTTTTTGGCTGGTGGAGTGGGATTTTTCTCTCAAAATTTATTGCTCTAATAATTCTTGATTTTTATGCGTAGCTGGACGTAAACTCCTCTTCAGACC